GCGTTCGGCACGGACCTGGGCGTCGGTCTGCACGCCAGCCAGCACCGGGGCGTCGGCCAGCGCATTGGCGCGCGTTGTCGCGGCAGTCGAAGTCTGGAAATCCTGCCCCGCCACCCGCTCACCGCGCCGGAAACCCTGCTCAGAAGCATCCCGCGCCACCTGAAACTTGTTCTGCATCTCAGCCAGCCGGGTAGCGCGCTCTTCCTCGATGGTCGAGCGCAAGGCTTCCATGCTCATCTGTGCGCCGACAGCGCCGGCGCCGGCAACAAAATCGCCAATCAGGGGCATATCAGGCTCCAATCATGCCGGGTTGTACAGCTTGTGGCGGTTGAGCGCCAGTGGGTTGCGCAGGCGGCGCGCCAGGCGCACCAGGTTGCTGCCCGCCAAACACCTGAACCATCATCTGCACCAGCGCCTTCAGTGCGCCCTGCATGTCCTCGTCCGACGGCTTGGGCATCCCGGCTTGCACCATGAAACCCGCCATTTCGAACAGCAGTGCCACGGCAGCCGGGATCATCACGTTCTTGGGAATCTGCCTCTGGCTCTTGTCCATCAGGATCTTCATCAGGCCCGCCGTCTGCTTGGCGATGCCCATCGGGCTCGGGTCTTTCTCCAAGGCGTCGGCGAACATCGGGAAGACCTGCTTGCTGTACATCAGTTTCATGCCTGCCATGACCACCTTCTGCATGGCTTCGCTATTCTGGGGTTGCATCATGCTGGCATCCCCGGAGTCGGTTTCAGGCGGTTGCGGGTCAGGCTCACCGGCGCGTTGATCATGCCCATGGGCTGGGTGGCGGTGCCGAAGTTGGTCTGGCCGATCGATGAAGCATTGGCCATCTGCTGGTTGAACTGGCGCGCGCGCTCGGCGACTCCGGCGGCGTTGGTGTCGGCGTTCTGCTGGGCGATGTTCAGTTCGCGGTCGGTGCGTTTGCCCTTGCCGATGTTGGCCAGGCCGCCGCCGAGCATGGCCAAGGCCGACATGCCGATCTTCTTATCGCCGGCATCCAGCTCCTTCCACCATTTGGCTATGCCGCTCGGGTCTTTCTTCGGGTCGATGGCCGCGCCGCTAGCCACCCCGCCTATGTTCGTGCCGTTGCTCGAGCCGAAGTAGGTTTCGATGTCGTTTCCGCCTAGGCTGGCCGCAACTTGCTGGTCGGTCGGCGGCAGGCTGTTCACGATGCTGTCAATGTAGGCGTACACATCGAAGCCGCCGCTTGGCGCTTCATCGTATGTCGCTCCGAACTCGTAGTCATCAGCCATCTCAACCTCCAAAAAAACAAAACCCGCCGAAGCGGGTTGTGTGCGTCGCCAATCATTGGCAAGAATTAGCCACTTATCGAGTCGAGCGCTTCTGCCGCTTCGCCAGCGAAGCTAAATGGGCTATCAGGGTCCTCAAGAATGCATTGCGCCTCATGCATTGTCCTGATGGCCGACATCCCTTGAGCGAAACCTAAGATTTGCTCGCCGATCCTTGTAGGCGCCGGAATACCTTTTGCCGCAATCCCTTCAGTCCACAAAGTGAAAGCAGCGGCCACCACAGAATCAGGGTCAATGTCGATGTAAACGCCCAGCTTTGTTTCGTGGACCTTTTTTCTTGCCGATTCGTAGGTTTGACTTGCCGCAGCAAACGCCCTAACAACGCGCCTGGCAATTGTTGCTTTATCGTGCTCTTCAGAGAATTTTCCGAACGCGTCAAGCGTGATCGTTAGCATCACGCGAAAAATTTCTTCTGTTTCTTCTTTGCTTAGTTCCGGACCGACCTCGCTGTTGAAGCCCTCCCAAAACGCATCGTGTGTATCGCTCATTTCCGCCTCATGGTGTGATTGAAATCCATGAGAGTAAAACAAATGCGGTGCGCCATCAATCTCCGTTAAACCTTCCCATCGCGACTACCAACGACCAGCCGCCGGATGTGGCTTTCCACAGAATGGCCGCCGTCCCGTCAGCGTTGTCACGGATGCAGTACACAACATCTGCACACACGAACACGCTACGGATTGGCCCGGATCCGGGCGGCTTGTCGTCGCGTTTCACGTCGACCGCCCGTTCGTGCGGGCGCCTTTAGCTTCGCACAACTCCACGTTTAGCATCTTAAGCCGCACCAACTCGGTGCGGGTCTTATAAAGCGACTCCAGCACGGCCAACATCGTGCAGGCACAATGCTCGGGCTCCTCCGTCAGCATTGGGTATGGCTGACCGGAAGCCATGCGGTTTGCCATTATGTGCAAGTGTCGTGAGGCGCTACATGTGTTTTCGGGGAAATTGCGCGCTCGATTCACCCGCCTGCGCAAGTTCTTCAGCAGTTGCTTATCGTCAGGGCCCATTGTCACATGCCTCTTTATCTGAACTCAACCCCCGTTCAATCGCGTGCCCCACTGCATGTCGCGGCGGGGCGTGTTCTCGAATTGCGGCAGCACCACCGAGAAGCCCAACCCGCTGTTGATCTCGTTCGAGGTCTGCTGCTGTTGCGCCGCGGGCGTTCCGGCATCCGGTGTCGGGCTGTTGATCAAACCACCCGCAGCCGTGCCGACGGCGCCGGCCACGGTCGAATCGACGCCGGCATCTTGCAAAGCCCCGGAAGTTCCGCCGGTTACCGCGCCCCGGATCAGGCCAGTCGCCACGTCGCCGCCGGCAATCGCCGATCCGACCGCCCCGGCCGCGCCGCCTGCAGCGGCATTGGCCAGGGTGTTGCCGCCCAGGTTCGTGCCTACCGCGTCGCGCACCAGGGTTCCGACGCCGCCCGCAGCGCCACCAGCCGCCGCACCGGTGAGGATGTCGCCGCCGTTTACCGCTGCGCCGACGCCGCCGGATACCGCGCCGCGCGCCGCATTGTCCAGCACCATACTGCCGGTCGACGGCAGGGCCGAACTGATGCCGCCGGACAGCCCGCCGGAGATCAAGCCGTTGCCGATGTCGCCGCCGGTCAGGGCGGAAGTCACGCCGCCGCGCACCGCGCCATTCAGGGCGGCGTCAGCAATCGCGTTACCGGTCCCGCCCAGCAGTCCGGAGTTGCCGACGAACATGCCGCCGGTGGCTGGAGTCGATACTCCGCCGGCAGTCAGGAAACCCGCGTCACCGGCCGCGGCGGCGGTGGCGCCGGCTTCGGCGGTGGCACCAGCAGCAGCAGCGCCGCCAAAAGCGCCAGCCAGCGCGCCAACCCCGAGCACGGCACTGAAACCCAAGGCGATGTCGCCGAGATCATCCAAATCGCCGCCTTGGTTCGCCTGGTTGGCGTCGTGCTTCTCGGCCAGGTCCTTTTGCTGCGCGTTTTCCGCCGCTTGATTCCAAGACGCCTTCCATGCGCCCTTGTAAGGCGCATTTGGGTTGAGCGCATCAACTCCTGTGCCAAGCGCTCGCAGCATGGCATCTTCGCCCCACCAGCCTGTGTTCTTGTCGTTCAGGAATCCAGAGGAATCGCCCGTCGCTCCGTAGGCTTTCAGGGCTTTGTCGAAATCCGCAGTGGTCAATCCCTGTGCCTGCAGCCCAGCCAGATAATCCTTGACCTTGCCGTAGTTTTTCGCGTTGCCCGATACCGTCTGCAGCCACGCCGTCAACTGGTCGGGAAGCGGGTTGCCCGATGCGTCGGTTACCGCATCGTCGTACCAGTAATTGCCGTCTTGGTTCCAGACTTGGGCCATTACGCCGTCACCGTCCCAAAGTTCAGCAGGTTGCCCAGGTCAACGCCGTTGATGCTGGCCACCAGGTTCATGGAAGTCTTCAACCATCCCATGTAGCCGTTGATTGCCGTCGCCTTGGCCGCCGCGTTCATGTTGGTGTCGGACACCACCTTGCCGATGGAATCCAGTGTCTGCCGGTACATATCGGCCGCGCTCGATGAGGTCTGCATCAGGGTCTTGTAGTCGGCCTCGATGTTCGCCAGGCCGACTTTCGTCTGGTCGCCAAGCTGCTGGAGCACCACCTTGTTCTGCGCGTCGGTGTTGGCGATGGCAGTCTTGAACGCCTGATCCATGTTGGTCAGTTGCAGGTTGTTCGCCGCCGCCGCGTTCTTCTGGCTGGTGTCGGTGCCCAACGTCGCATTGGTCTGGCTGGCCTGGTTCTCGGCGGCCGCGCTGAACTGCAGGCCGGCATTGGTCGAGTTCTGGTTGGCCAGCCGGGTATTCGTGTACGTGTTGGCGTCCTGCGTGGCGATCGGCAGCGCGCGGTCCATTACGGCTTCTTGTCCAGCGCCGACGGCGATGCTGGAATTGAGCAAGCCACGGGCGTTCGCCGCTTCGTTCGCGCGGCGCGCGGCCTGCTGCATCAGTGGGGAATTCGCGTCGATGATGCCGGTGATCTGCCCCTGCACGGTATCGGTCGGTTGGTTGACCTGCGTCTGCGCGCCCTGGAAGCCGGTCGCGGTCGCGTTCGTGGTCGTCGCCGTGCCGGCCGGGGTCGTCGGGTTGATCAGGCTTGAGCCAGGAATCTGCGCAGCCGGGTTGGTGTAGTTCGGGTCCAGCGGGTTGGTGGATGGCATCAGGCCTTTCCTTTCCAGTCAGCGCCGCACTGCTTCGGCTTTTCGGCCATTTCCAGCAGTTGCAGCGCGATGTTCATGGGGATCACCACGCAGCCCCCGCCTTTGGCGCAGGCCGCTTTCTCTTCCGCGGTGAGCACTATTCGGCCTTCGGCGTCGAAGGTTGCCGCATGGACCAGTCCGACAAAGAGCGATGCCGCGCAGAGCATTCCCCGTACAGTTCGACCACGTTGATAGCCCATGTCAGCACCTCACCGAGCAGGTTCCCGGCCGGCATTGGCAGGTCGGGGCACTTCTGAGTCAGATCCGCCGGCGCGATTCGCGGCACGGATGGCGGTGTCGAGGCGCAACCGGCCACTGTCAGGCAGGCGGCAGTCAGGATTGAGGTACACAGGCTTTTCAAGAATCTCACGGACCACCTCATTCCTAATCGTCGTGAATGTCGGCTTCAGGTTCGCCAGGGTCTTCTGCAATTCCTCGCTCATCGCCCGCGATTCCTGCTGGTCGAGTTGCATCGAAGTGATGACGCCCGCCAATCGGTCCCGTTCCTCGGCCTTGTCCCACGTCACCCTGGCTTGCCAGCCACCAAAGGCGGCGCCGGCCAGCAACAGCAACATGGCGAGCGGTTTTGCCCACCATGGCAGGATCACGGCGTCACTTCGCCGTTCGTGATGAACCCGTGCCAGCACCCGCAATCGGCGGACGGCGAAAGCGTCAGATCGTTGAAGTCGGTGCCCGATACTTCCCAGCGCGAAGGAGGGCCGGGGATGTACTTGCCTTCCACCTCAGTCCCTTTGGCATGCGATCCCTGATGATCGAGTGCGCCGCGATCGCGAAACGTCACAGTGATGCCGTGCGTTCCCACCGCGCCCCCGTTTTTGACAAAGCACGCAGGGCACAAAAAACACACGCCTTGTGCTTCGGCCAACGTCGCCACATCAACGACCAGTTCGGCTGGCCGATAGTCGCTTTCCGACCATTCAAGACCGGGGCCCAGATGACCGGCCGGCGGCATCATCCTGGTTTCGTACCGGTGAAACTCAGGCTCAAGGTCGGCGAGCCTCATGCTGCACCTAGAACGTGCTCGAGCATCGCCCGCGCCTCGGTGGCGGTCAGCAGGTTGGTGCCGATCGGCCAGCCATTGACGTAACCGCGCGCATCAGGCACCGGCGGCGTGAACTTGATACCGGCGTCCGGGCAGAACGTCGGCGGGAGTTTCCAACCGAGGAACCTGTTGACCATCTCGTCTGTGACTTGCATTTTCACTTCTCCTATGGATTCACTACGTCAAGCCAAACCTCGCCGCGGTTCAACCCGGTGCGAATCCTGGCTTTCAGCGCCAACAGCACGCCAGCCGCCTGCGCGCCACTGATGCGGCAAGCCTCGCGGTCGATCATTGAGCCGACAAGCGGGCACCCTTCGGTGTCGGCCACGGTATTGCCGCCATGCACGCGCACGCCGACAAACCCGTCCACATCGTGAACAGTGATGGTGTCCGGCCCGAACTTGGGCGAATACTCAAGGGTGATGCGGTAGCGCCCGGCCGGGATGGCGGTCTTGCCGTGCACCTTCCAAGCGCTTACCGGCTGGCCAGGGATCTCGCGAATCTCATCTTCAAGGGTGTGGCAGAACCATTCACCGTCGATAGACCAACTGCCGAATGTCGCCGACTTGTAGCTAGGTTGACGTTGCAAGGTGAGAATCACGCTGACACCCGCCTTACGTCATCGCCCGACCGATGAGCCGAAACAAGCTCCAGCCTACCCACAGTACGAGAAGCCTGTGCGGAAGATTCATCTTCGCGCCTGGCGTGCTCAGTCGGTTGACTTGCCACAGGATGTAGCCGGATAGCATCAGTTGCGTGAGCTCTGCCATGCCATCCCTCCGAGCGTAGGTCAAAAACCCTATACAGGCCGCATCCGGTCAGCAGCAACAGCAGCGCAATGTCGCGCTCGCCCGCCATGACGGCCACGCAGCCGATGCCGATCACGATCACCGCCAATCGCATGCCGTGCCTGGTGTGGATGCTCATGCGCCGCGCGATGTCGTAGCAGCCCACAAGGCCTGCCAGAGAAAGGATGAGGACGAGGTATTCCATCAGGGTTTCTCCGCGATCTTGCTGGTGAGTTTGCGCAGCATGGGCACAACGACAGGCGCCACCATCCCGATGATGCCGGCCGTTGCAAGGTGCAGCGCCTGTGTCGGAACATTGCCGGGCGCGATGCCGGCAACAAGGGATTCGGCTACCGGCGTGAGGATGCCTGCCAAAAGGCCCGCGGCGACGAGCTGCGCAAGGGTCCAGACATAGCGGCGCAGCGGCGGCAACGCTTCGCCGGGCGGCTCGGGCACTAGGGTCTGCGCTACCAGCGCGCCGACGAAGCCGACCATCATGGCGTCGAACTGCAGGCCCATGATGGACCCGGTGAGGGTGATCACCACGCCGGCAGTGGCCGCGGCTTCAGTGGCGGTAGTGGTGCTCATGGCGCCCCTTTTTTATGCGGTGTACGAAATAGTTCCGCGAAGCTCAATTACGCCGCCCACCAAGGCAATGTCGCCAATACTTACAAGAGTGGCCGCAACGTTCATTCCGCTGGCGGTCAAAACCAGAAAAACTTGGCCGCTTGACGTTGCTGGATTTACCTGAGTAAAGGTGGCTTTATTGATTCCATGGAATGTCATTGAGCCAACAAAGTCGCCGCCCGCTGAGACAAATGGAATTCCGGTGATTCGAACCGACCCGGATGCCGTGCCGATCGTGAATGCAGTGAGAATCAATTGAAAATCTAAGGTGACGCGATGGCCAATTTTGGTATAAATACCAGCGGCGGTAGATGTCGTTATGGCCAATGTTCCTGGCGTTGTGCATGTAAAGGCGGGCGTCCACGTTCCCTCTTCGTAGTCATCCAGCGTGTTCGCGTCCGCCGATGCGTTCTGCGTCGCCGGAAACTTGATCTGCCCGGCGCTGGCGCCGCTAATGTCAGTCAAACCCTGCAGCGTCGCCGTGCCGCCGATTGACAAGGATGCCCCGGACAGCGCGCCGTTGGCCTGCAGTGACGTGAACACACCCGCCGCCGGGGTGCCGGTGCCAATTGATGGGGGAGAGGCAAGGTAGGACGTAAAACCGGCGCCGCTTACCGCGCCAGATGCCGCCAGCGTGGTGAACGCGCCGGCTGCCGGTGTAGTGGCGCCAATGGTGCCGTTGAGCGCGGCGCCGGTCAGCGTTGAACCCGTAATGGTCGCACCGGTCAATGTCGCGCCGTCCGTCAGCACTACATTCCCGGTTCCTGACGCCGCCACCGCTTCCTGCGCGGTCGCTCCAGAGTTCACGCGGATGAACTTCGAGCCGTTGCCGGTCAGCGCAACCAGTTTGTCAAAACCCGCCGCAATGCTGGCCATCTCGCTGCGGCCCGACACAGAGGCGCCAAAAGACAGCGTGACCGGCCATCCTGACGCGTTATAGTAATCGTTCGAGATGATCGTTCTCCCTTAGCGCATCCCACGCCTTGGCGTGTAGTGCACGATGATGGAATTCACGGTGTATTGCTCGTAGTCGGTCGAGTTCGATGCGATGGAAATCTGCACGTTTTCGGCAATGCCTTCCATCTCGCATTCGGTCGGCGCCAGGTTGCGGCCGTCCCATGTGAAACTGTCCCAGGTGAAGGCGTCCCAGTAGGCCGGCGAGAATGGCGTCGGGTAGGTCGCGGAGTCGGCTTGCGCCACGTCGGTGGATGCGTACCCAAGGGAATAGCCGAAGTTCACTTCGACATAGGACGATCCGGAAATCTCGGCCGCGCCCTTGCGGTAGCTCTTCAGGATGCGCGGGTTCTTGATGGCATCCCAGTTCAGGGTGATGTAGGCCGCAATCGCCGTGCCGTCGAAGCTTGTGCCCTGGTCGAGTTCATACACATGGCCATCACTGCCGCCCATCAGCATGATGTTCGCGCCGGTCGAGAGCGTCGATTCCCATGTCACGTTCGCGTAGACCGGGAAGTACATTGGCATGCAGCCAATCAGTTTGTTGTTGACCAGCGTCACGTACAGCGCCCAGCCGTCCGAATAGAACACCCGGTATTGCGACTTCAGGCGGTTCAGGCCCGAGCACGACACATAAGGTCTGTGAGCCGTGATGAATGGGCGGATCTGGTGCGACAGGCTGTTTTGCTCGAAGTTGCCGTAGTTCAGGCTGGTCTGCAGCGTGAACACGCCGCGGTCATCCAGCAGGCACGATTGCGCCATGTTCTGCGTGGTGTACTCAAGCGCGCCGGTGCCGCTGTTGTAGGGCGTCATATTCCAACTTGCCGGAGCAGTGCCGTACAGCATGTTGGTGCTGTTGCGGTTCAGCACCGCCAGGGTTCCGGTGGTCTGCGAGCCCGGCATGACAAGGAAGCCCACCACGGTATCGCCGGTCGCCAGTTCGCCGCCACCGGTGGCGCTGTAGGGGTTGCCGACCCCTTGGTAGAAGATCGAGGAATTGACCGAATAGAACAGGTAACGAAGGTGGACAACCACATGGCGCGGGATCAGGCCGCCGGTGGAGATCGGCACCAGCGTGGTCCCGTCAAACTCGAACAGGCGGTTCACGCCGTCGGCGTGGTAGATGCGGGTGCCGGAGGCCTGGCCGAAGAAATTGGCCTGCACCGCTTCGCCCTTGCCGCCCGGCGACAGGGTGATGGCGGTCTGCGCGCCCGAAAGCGTCACCGTTGCGCCGCCGGAAAGGGTTGCGGCGCCGGCCACAAACGCGCCAGGCGCCGGCGTGGTCACAATGAAACGCCCCGCCGCCGTGCCCGTCCATGCGCCGGTTTCAGTCACCACCCGCTTCACCGTGGCGGTATTGGCGCCCTGCGTCAGGATTGCGCCATCCGCAGGGGTGGCCACGGCGCCGGCGGTAAAGCTCACCTCGTTGAACAGCGTGACCGCCGTCCAGCCCGAGGTCGTCTGCTTGAACAGCACCGCCGCCGTTGCGCCGGCGTTGTCGCGGATGCAGTAGGCGATGTCGTTGTAGACGAACACCGAGCGGATGCGGCCCGAGCCGGCCGGTTTGGAAATGTCGGCCCGGTAGTTGTCGGCCGCCAGGGCGGTATAGCGCGCCGTCAGTTTCGCGCCGATCGCCGAGGTCGGCGTGATCATGGTGCCGATCGGGGTTGCGCCTACCAGAATGGAATCTCCCACCGCAAACGTGCCGCCGGCCAATTTGGTGAACACGATGTAGCTGGTGGTCACGGCAATCACAACGCCGGTCGCGACACCGTTGGTGATGGTGTCGCCCACCGATACCGGGTTGGTGAACGAGGCCAGAAACACCAGGCCGAACACCGCATCCGAGGGTTTCGGCTGCCCGCTGAACCGCTCGTAGCCGGCGATTCGCGCATAGCCGCCCGTTTCCACCGCCTCGTAGTTCACCGAGTCACGGCAAACCCCGGGCGGCAGGTTCAGCGTCGGCGTGATGAGGTCAAGCCCGCCCTTGAGCGAGATCGGCTCGTACAGGGTGGGTGGCATCTGCATGGGCATCAGCAGAGGGCTCCTGCGTATCCGATCTCGGGCAGCCGGTCGGCGTCAATGCGCCGCATCAGCTTGCCAAACTCCAGCTCACCGCGCTGGTACACCTCGCTGGCCGCGTAGAACGCGCCGTAGGACATCATCGCCCGGTAGACGATCGCCATCTGGAACTGGGTCGGCAGCGCCGGGGTATCGGCGTCAGCCGTCATGTCCAGCGGCGCCGTGAAGTAGTCGGCCGTCATCGTGTAGCCAGCCGAAGGCACCGGCCCGAGGAAGATCGACTTGTCCGGCCCGATCGCGAAGTCCATCGGCCGGGTCCGTACCGCGCGGGTTCCGCTGATCAGGTAGTTGTCGCGCCAAACGTCATAGTCGATGTAGCCCATGACGATTTCCGACTGGTTGCCGGAGGCCGTCACGTAGTTGCGGAAGGTGATGCGATCCCACATGCCGAACGTGCCGGCCGTAATGCCGCATTCCAGGGTCGTGTACTGGTACTGCGCGTCGACCGTCGCCCAGGAGGTCGATGTCCGCATCCATCCCCAGTCCTGATGTGCGGTCTGAATGTCATTCCAGGCGGTATTCACCCAGTCGACCACGCGCTTCAACTGGCCCGTCTGCCCACTGACGGTCGTCAGGGTCGAATTGGGAACGCCGCACTCTTGTGCAGTGCGCAGACACAGGGCCAGGTAGTCCATGGTTTACGCCTCACTCATGCATTTGCGCAACCACTCCCGACCTTTCGGGGACTTGTCTTCGATGACAGACAGCGGTGCCAAATGCGCGGTGTGCCGCTTCACGGTGTTTACCGGGTAGGGCACCGTGGCGTCATCGTGGTGGGTTCTCACCTTGTCGGACCGCTTCTTCAGCAGAATCTCGACGTACTTGCGTTTCGTCGTAAAAGGAATGCCGATCGGGGCAAAGCCTTCCGGCAAATTGGGCCAGTTGATGCGCCACTTGCCTTCGTCGGTCAGGAACTCGATGCCGCGGCCATTGACCCTGCATTCCTGCACGGTCGGCGCGTTCTCCTCGCCGCTTTCTTGCAAAAGAATGCAAACCGGCTCTTCGTAAAAAGCCAGAATTGCCATATGTTCCTTGTCAATTGCGCCCTCGCTGACCACAATATTTTCGGGGCGCTCGATCTGGCCATTCAGCGGCATGACGATGTCCGGCTGCTGCGGAATGGCGAACTGGTTGGAATCTTGCTCGCGACGTGCGCGGCGGGTAGGCGTTGCAATTGCATCACTCATGGCTTCTCCAGAAATGAAAAGGGCGCCCGAAGGCGCCCTTGTTGGGGGTGAAACTGGTACTGCGGTTACGGCATGTCAGGCCAGTAGCGGTTGGATTTCCGCTGATTGACCAGCCTTGGAACTACTTGCAAATTGGTGTGGGCGTGAAGACCGCACACCAAACTACTTCTGATGGGCACGACGTGATCGACGTCCCACTTGACGCCTGTCAATTGCGTACGCAACTTGGCTAGGCGATATGCTTCTGCGACAAAGAACGAAACCGACCAGTCCGGAATGGCTGACTCTTTCGCCACTCGGCGCAATACCTCATGCCTCTTGACGACATCGGGATTTCGCTCTTTGTATCGACGCAAGGACTCTAGGCGTGCGTCTCGCGTAGCCCAATATGATGCAATGCTGATTTCCCTATACCGCTCAGGGTTCATGGCCCGCTGACGACGCATCTGCGCCGCGTACTTTTCGGGATTCTTGTGGCGCAGATTTAGTCTGCGCACACGAATTTTGTCGGCATTCTTCTTTGCCCATTCGACGCCGACTGCCAAAATCCGTTCTTTGTCGCGCGCGTATCGTTCTGCATTCTTTTGCGCGACGCGCTCTTTGTTCTTTGCTGCCCATTGTGAAACTGCATTGTTGTGGCACGGCTTGCATCGCGAATACAAGCCGTCCCGGTTTTGCTTGGTGGCGTAGAACGCTTCTCGCGATTTTTCTACGCCACATTTAGAGCATATTTTCATATGCCCTTTGACCTGCAAATCAGCCAACAGTTCTATGCAACCTGGGGCCGATCTGGGAGGGTCATTACATCTTGGAAATTGATACCGGTGCTTGCGGGGGGGCCCGTAAGATTGGAAGTACCAAACGTCCAAGCCGCCGCAGCGGAGCCCACCAGAACGGTGGCGTAGCCGAATGGGCAAATACTGTCCGGCACGGCCGGAAACTGCGGAGCCCGGATGAACTTTGCGGTCGCGCCCGTGGTGGTCGATCCGTCCAGCGACTCAACGGTGCCTTGCGACACCTTGAGGTTGCCGCCCGAGTCGTAGCCCAGCACGAACACCGAGCCAAAACCGGGCTGGATCGCCGAAAAGGCGCTGCCGGTGGTGGCGTCAGTGGTCGGCGTGGCCGCGTTGGTGGCTGCCGCTTTGGAATACGCCTTGCCCTTGATACAGAACAAGGTCGTGCCGGTGGTGCTGTAGGTCGTGGTGGTGCCCGCTGCCGCTGCCGCCTTCATGGTGGTCATGGTCAGCGGAATCATCTGAAGTGCGTCCATTGCTGGCTCCTTAAGGAAGAATCGTCGGGTCGAACGGACCCAAGGTGTTGACGAAAACGGCGTTTGGTACTTCGGTCGCCGCATCGAGGTTGGTAGTGCCGCCGACAAAGTTGCCGGTGCCGGTCGGGTTGATGGTCACGTAGCCGATCACGGTTTTCCCGTCCGGAATTGGAGGAGGAACCGCAGCAACCAAGGTCGCGCCCTCAGTCCCCATCGCCACGGTCACGGTGCCGGCCACGTCGATGAAGAACATGAAGAGGTTGAACTTGGCGTTCGTGACGGTGCCGACCAGGGCGGGCATGTCGACAGCGGATGCCTTGGAGACCAACTTGCCTTGCACGATGCCGCTCCAGACCGCGTTGGTCTGCACAGTCGGGGAGGCAGAGCCCCCCTTGATGCGCAGCGCGGCGGTCTGGAAGCCCACGCAAGACAGTCGATCGCCAATGTTGGTCAGTATCGGAAACAGCGCGTTTTGGTCGCCGACCGTACTGATTGCCTTGATGTATCGAGTGATGGTGTTCAGCATGTCAGCCCCTTACGCCAGGGTCTTCACGCCAACGTTGCCAACCGCGAACCATCCTTGATTCTCCAACATCACAGCTTTCCACCATGACGTGCCCGCGTAGCCGCGCTGGCCCAGCGGATCCGACTTCGACTTCTCGCCAGGCGGCAGGAAGGTCGGGTCGAGCGCCGAGACACCGCGCACCGCGATCTGGCTCCAGGCGTCCTTGCCGGTCACGATAAACGGGTAAACGTCGATCAAGCTGCCGCCGGTGGAGTAAAGGCCGGTCGATCCAACAGCAAGGCCCGCATTTTGGTAGGAAGGCAGATCCGGGCTTGACACGAAGCGGAACTCTTCGCAAGTGCCAAACTCGTTCTCCATCGCTTTGCCAGAGGCGTACTTCACAACCGGCACGAAGTTGGGCAGGTCGCGAATGTCGGAACGCATGTCGGTGTGGACGTAGACCGTGTAGCCGGCTTCGACCGCGCTGGTGTCGAAATCGCCAGACGCACCGAGTTGCTTGTTCACCATGCCGGCGTGGTTCGCCATCAGGTTGCGGGCGATCTTGCGCAGCATGCCCAAGGTGATACCGCCGTTGACGGAGGCCCGAGCAGTGCCCGTTCCGCCGAAGTAGGCGTTGGTGCCGGCCTTGAGGGCGCCGTAGTTGATCATCTCGTTGACGAACGTCACGCGCTCGCCGATCTGGATGATCATCTGCTTCGGGATGTCGTCCTCGTACAGGTCGTAGGTCGCGTCCGTGAAGCCGTACAGGCAGGAATACTGCTGAATGACGACGGTCGTGTCCTGCGGCGTGATGCTGTCCGGCGTGGGGGTCACGCCTTCAGCGGTGAGGTGTGCCTGAACGATCACGTTGCCGCGGTCGCCATCGGCGTCTTGAAAGAAACGGTTCTGCGTGTTGGCCGAAGTGGTCGTTGCGCCGTAGGGCAGCCAGCGGCGTGCGACGTAGGTCTTCGAGTTGTTCTTCGGCATGGAGACTTGCCGGCCACCACGGCCCAGCACTTCAACAGGCATGGCATGGGCCAGGATTTGACCCTTGAACTTTTCAATCCGCCCGGGGTTCAAGGCATACGATTGCATGGTCACGATGAATTTCCTTTACAAATAGGTTGCGGGTTTAGCCGGAGGCCAGACCCTCTTGGAATGGACTTTTGCCGGTGGCTTGGGGAGCACTTCCATCCCCTTTTGCCGGCACTGCAGCCGCGATGCGGCCCTGACGCGCTTCTGCCGCGGCTTTGCGTGCGGCTTCTGTCTTCGCGTGGTTTTTGAACTTCGTGATGGATTCGCCGACAACATCGGCATCCCAAGCGCTGCCCACTTTCTGCTGGTACTCGGCAGGCTGGGCGCGTAGCCACTCGCGGTACGGGGTTTCGACGGCCTTCCCATCATCGGAAATGCCGACCGTTGCCCGCCAATCCGGGTGGTCCCGCTGCAGCAAGCGCATTTCGAATTTGCGCTCGCTCTCGGCCGTGATCTCCTCGCGGGCTTTGCTCACGCGCTGGTCTACCAGCGGTGCGATTTGAGCCTCGTCAAGGCCCGGGGCGGCGTTACCCGTCCTCAGTTTCTTGAAGATGCTCAACTCGGCCAGGTCCGGATATTCGGCCGCCAGTTGCGCGAGGTCTTCATCGGCAACCGGTTGTCCTGCCGCGGATGTCCGCAGTTCCCTGAGCGCCTGCTCGAGACTGCCAAGCCGTCCGAACGCGGTATCGCGCATCTGGCCTTGCGCTGCGGCGATCTCATCGATCTTGGCTGCGCGCGCCTGGAGTGCCTCCCAGTCGTTCTTGGTGACCTGCACATACTCGGGAGGTGGCGTTTCGTCTGGCTTGGACTCTTCCGGCGGGGCGTTTCCGTCGCTGTCCCGTTGATCCCTGCCGCGAATTCCGCCGCGCCCTGCTCTGCTGACAATTCCTCTTGGTTTTCCATCGTTCAGTGCCCCACAAAAAGCAAAAGCCGCCCGAAGGCGGCTCTCAAATGCGGCAGGCGCTTTCGCGTCTACCACCCCATCTTGCCGTCCTCGCGGGCGGCGCTGTGCTTCAAAACTGGTCTGTCTTGTCCGGCTCGATGATCGGCTGGTCGTTGTTCAGGCCCATCATCAG